TACGCCGATTATCCGCAAACGTGTTTTGAATTGTCTGAGAGGGTATATAAATTGTTGACTGATCATGAATATTATCACGAAATGACAATGGACGTACCCAATCCCGACGATAAAAGTATAAAACATAGGACAATGAGATTTACGAAAGTAGTAGAAAGGAATGATTGATTTATGGCAAATACAGCAAAAAGAAAACCACTACCTACAATAGGTGTGGACAAGTACACATTTTTCGCAGTTTTAACAGACACATCAGAGGGCGCAACATATGGTGATCCGTACAATTTAAGAGGTACAGTCGAAATTGCACCGACAGACGCAGGCGGCAGTGATGTTTTTGACGCCGATAACGGTGCGTATGAAACATCAAACTACATTGAAAAATTAGGTCACGACATCACAAATGCCGATATTCCGCCGGAAGTTGATTCAATGTGGCGTGGACTGACACAAAAAGACGGCGTTGTTGAGGTGGGCAATGATACAAAAACAGTTTATTTCGGTGTTGCGTGGAGAATTATGAAGTCTGACGGCTCATACCGTTATGTGAGATATTACAAGGGTTCATACAGCTTTGCGTCAAACGTAGGCGGTAAGACTAAAGCGTCAAGCGGTGCACCGGAAAAGCAAACCGCAAAGGCTACATACACAGCCGTACAACGTGATTTTGACAACAACTATTACGCATACTTTGACGAAAGCGATTTGCCGGAAGGTGTCACAAAGACAGAACTTGAAGAAAACTGGTTTAAGGATATGAACTACTATCCGGTGAAGAAAGCACTTTAAGACAAGGCACGCCGAAAGGCGTGCTTTTTTCGTATAGAGAGGAGTAAGTAACAATGCAAAGAGTATTAACATTTGTACACAACAAAAAGAAGTATGTATCAAAACCGTGGTGTTTCGGTGCGGCAACGTTGGTTGAAAAAGAATATATGGACGTTGCAGAGGGTGAAAAAGTAACGGCTACATCGGTATGTGCAGATGCCGTTGACTATCTGTTTGAGGGTACAGAGGCGACACAAGATATTTTGGACACGGCTGTTTCAGCAAAAATGAGAATGTGTCGTGAAGTTATGAAGTGGTTTATGGACGATTTTACGGGAAAAAACGAGGAAAGCCTGCCCGAGCAGGCAACCGAAAAGGAAGATTAAGCGATTTATATGGGACAATGCTGAAATATCATGGTATATTGCCGAATGATTTGGCAAAACAAGACCCAAGATTATTACTTGCAGTTATAATCGAGGACGAGGAAGAAGAATATACGGGAAATGACCCGTATTTAAAAATGTTTTATGGAATGTAGTGAGGTGATTTGTAGTGGCTGACGCGGCGGAATTAATAGTAAGAATAAGGGGCGACGCGTCCGACTTAGAGGCGACAATAAGCAGTGTTGAAAGCGAATTGTCAAAATTGGAGCAGACGCAAAGCAAAAATAATAATACGAGTACAAAAGGTCTTACGGCATATAAAAAGCAAATGCAGGACGCACAAACTACCTTGCAAACAAGCCGTACGGCATTGACGAATACAAAAAAAGCGTATGAGGATAACGTCAAGTCTGTAAATAAAAATGTTACGGCACTGAAAGCACAGAAAACGGAATTAGATAAACAAATTTCTTTGCGTTCAAATGAAAAACGGTTGCTGACGGAGGCGAATAAAGGTCTTGACAAAAACAGTGTTGCATACAAAGACAACCAAAAGGCATTGAATTGGGTAAATACCGAGATTGAGGCATACACAAAGCAAAGTCAAAGTATATCCGATTCTATTCGTACGCAAGAGGCGGCATTGTCGGGAAGTAAAAAGGCATATACCGACGCACAAGCAACCGTCAAAAAAGCAACAGAGCAATACGAGGAATATGAGAAAGGCTTAAAAGCCGCTGAACGTGCAGATGAGGCGCAGAACCTACAGAATACAGGTAAGCGGTGGAAAGAAGTCGGTGAGGGTATAGATACTGTAACTAAACCATTACAGTATGCGGCGACTGCACTTGCCGCGGGCGGTGTTGCGAGTGCCAAGTTTGCGATAGATTTTGAGGATAGTTTTGCCGGAGTTAAAAAGACGGTTGACGCTACACCGGAACAGTTAGCCAAAATAAAGCAAGGCATTATTGATTTGTCAACAACAGGTATTGACGGCAGAGGCGCGATACCACAAACAACGACTGAACTAAACGAACTTGCGGCGGCGGGCGGTCAGTTAGGCATATCCCAAGAAAATATCGTCGACTTTACGGAAGTAATGGCACAAATGGGTTCAGCAACAAACCTTGTCGGCGAAGAGGGTGCTGCAACACTGGCACGTTTTCAGAATGTTATGGGTGTCGGTCAAAACGAAATCCGTAATATCGGCAGTGCAATCGTTGATTTGGGTAACCACAGTGCGACAACAGAATCGGAAATCGCGGAAATGGCATTGCGTATGGGTAAATACGGTTCATCTGTACGAATGTCAGCGGCGGACGTGTTGGGTTATTCTGCCGCACTATCATCATTAGGCATTGAGGCACAAATGGGCGGTAGTGCGATAGGTCGTACGTGGCTATCCATAGAAACAGCCGTTGCAAGCGGCGGAGAGGGCTTGACGAAATTCGCAAAGTATAGCGGTAAAAGTGCGGAAGAGTTTAAAAAGCAGTGGAATACTGACAGCTCCGGTGCATTTAACGGACTGTTAAAAGGCTTGCAGTCTGCCGAAAATCTAACTGTTGCGTTAGACGATTTAGGCATAAACAATACACAGGATATACAGGCTATGATGGCATTAGTCAACGGTTATGATTTAGTAACAGAGAGTGTCAATCGTTCAAACACCGCATACAAAGAAAATACGGCACTACAAGAAGAATTTGACAGAAAAGCCGAAACAACTGCGTCACAGTTGTCAGTTACCAAAAACAATATTGTTGAGGCGGCAAGAAGTATCGGCGAAACAATGTTGCCGTCAATCAAAGACGCAAGCACCACAGTAGCTGATTTTGCAAAAGGATTGTCACAAATGGACGACGAACAAAAACGTGCTGTTGTTAATACCGGTGCTACGGTCATTGCTTTAGGTGCATTGTCAAAAGTCGGTGTCGGAGTGATTAAGGGTGCAGGCGATTTTGTTGAGGGATTAGGAGTAATCAGCGATAAATTGCCTATTATAGCAGACGCAACGTCAGCGATAAAAGTATCGACTGCGGGGTTAGGCAGTTCATTTTCTGCATTAGCGCCGATATTTGGTGCAGTATTAGCGCCTGCGGCGGTTGTTGCAGGGTATAAGGTTGTTGCCGACCACGTTACAGAGGCTATTGAAAACAACGCAAAATTGGGTCAAAGCTACAAGGAATTATATTCTCAGTGGCAAGACGCAGACAACCAAGTTTCGCATTTGGAAAATCTGCGAAGTGAATACGAAAAACTAAACGAATCAATCAACAGCGGTACATTAAATCCCGAAGAACTTGAAAATGCCAAAAACCGCATAAATGCGATTATGCAAGAAATCAAGGAAACCACAAATGACGATACTATAAAATTGATGATTGATACAGGCGAATTTGATTCAGCACTGGCATCGGCGGTATCAAATGCACAAGACAGTGCAAATGAAATCAAAGACGCATTGGATTTAACATCAGGCAAAAAGGCACAAAAGGCAGTATCAGAGGGATACGACGCACTTCAAAAAGGTAGTTCCTATGGTGCTGATTATAAAAACCAACAAGAAGAAATGCGTGGGTGGTTGCAACAAGCGACAGACTACAAAACACAGTATAAAGCAATAGTTGATGAAATGAACGCCGCATATAAAGACGGAAGTTCTGAGAGAATAAAGGCGGCGGCATTAGAAAGACAATCGTTCATAAATGGTTTAAAAGACAGTGATTTCACTAAGGCATATGAAAGGTTTACGGGAAGTACATTCAAATTCGGTGATGTAGACGAAGTAATACAAGAAATACAAAATGTATCAAATGCGTATCGTGAAATAAGTGATAACATCGAAAGCATGGACGAACGAGCCAAGAACGGCAGAGAATCACTACAAGCTATGGCAGAAGTCGCAACAACGGATGCTATGAATTTAAACGGCTTTAAGGATATGCAGGAAGTCTTTGAAAGCGGCGGTAATGCTGTAGATTTAGTATGCAAACAAATCAAATCAACTATGACTGATTTGGGGTTTGAAAATCAAGACATTGCCGCACAAATAGCGCTGTTTAAAAACGGTTTTCAAGACCTACAAG